TTACCCCAGTTTGCAGCACCAACTTTACGACATTTAACTAATGCACCTGATGCGTATGCAGATGGCCAAACTGAATATCTTGACTTGACCTTATGGTAACATGCGTCTTTCTTTCCGCTACCCTTTCCTTTCTTATCTTTTACTTCATATAAGAATAGTTCTTCATTCCTCCAATCGGAATACATGCTTTCTTTTTTCATTTTTTTCTTGGGGTCGGTTGAAACCATTGTGGGTGCTGCTGCACCTGATTTTTGTGGTTGATTGGGATCTGCTGCTCTCTTTCTTCTTGCAGCACTGTTCCTTTCCTTCTTACTCATAGATGCTCTCTTCGATGATGAAGTGCATTTTGGAGTTGTTTTTTGTCCAGGTTGACGAGCACATGGTTTCCCATCATACTTTCCACCAACTTGAACCCATCCTTTAACTTTACGACCTGATTTGGTAGTACCACTTGATTTACCAAACCATGCACGAAGACCTTCTTCGTTCATTTCCTTTTCTTTACCATCAAGATAATCTGCAGCAGTATCTAAGTAATCAGACGCTTTGGTTATCTTCGATTGAACCCACGCTTTGAAATTATCTTTCTTACGTGAATGTTTTTCAATTCTCTTTGATGCTTTACCTGCAGTTTTCAATTGATTCCGAATCATTTCTGGTTCGTGATCACCATGTTTTTCTTCTTTCATTGCCTTAGTCTTCTTTTTCATCGAATTGATAAACTTTCGATAGACTGCTGCTTCAGAGGTTTTACCCATCTCTCTCGCCCTTTGTTCCATAGCAACAGCCGCTTGGATCTTATGAGCATGTGATCGAGATGAATTCCTAATTTTTGAAACAGACGCTTTCGCTGTAGCAACATCCTTGAAACCAAGTCCATGAATAGTTCCTTTAGGATTTTCATCAGTATATAAATCAGAATGTTTTTTAGAGTTTGCAGGTTGACCCTTCTTACGAGGAATACGAGGATTTGATTCTTCGTTTACCTTTTCAATGTAATCTGCTTGTTTTCCGTGGTTTTTGACTGACTTTCTAAGTTGCTTTACAATCTTAGTAAGTCTTTTGTCTTTTTCCTCATTCATCTTTTTCTTCTTTCCTTGACAATGTGCCTTTTGACTGAAACCTTTTGGGTTATTACAGTTAATTGACTTTTTGTATTTGGAACTCCAACCCTCATTCATTGTTCTTGACCAGAAAATAGTAAGGGTTTAGTTGGGTCATTTTTCGCAGGATCAAAATATAGTATAATAGCATTTGGATATGCCTTTCTCACTTCAAAAGCAACTTCTGCTTTGCTAGGTCTACTAAATTTAGGAAAGAACATATTAATATCATACATTTTTCCTCTCCAATTAAAGACAATATTATAAGTCCTTCCTCGTTCTTGAATACGAAGATATGACTCTCTAATGTCTTTAAATCTTTTCATAATAATATCAAACCTTTTATTATTTAGTCTTTTTAGGATCAGATTGATTTTTTAATAATTTTTGTAATTCTGCAGTTGATCCAACAAATAATGCATTATTAACTGTAGATGGTCCTTTTGGATCTTCTGCTTTTAAATCTTTCATTTTTTGTTGAAGATCTACTAACTTATCTGTAGTATCTGCAACGTTTTTAATTAATTGACTTACGACTTCAAATGCTCTTGGTTGTTGTCCTTCTTGAGCAACTTCCATGATACTATCAAGTGCTTCTTGTCCTTTTTCAATTAAAGAATATAAATTACCTCTCGTATATTCATAGTCACGAGTTGAATCATCTTTGTTTTTCTCTAACGTTTTTGCTTCTTTTTTAGAAGGTAACGACTCATCTTCATCTACAACTTCTATATCAAGAGAGTTGTTTATAGCATCAAATTTACTCATACGTCAACTCCTTTTGTTGGACTGTAAGTTCTACCATCATTAAATGCAAAACGATTCTCACTAAATCCAAAATCATCTCCTAGATTTTCTTCAACTAATGCATCGTCTGCAGCATTTATAGCACTAATTTTAGCACCACTATTATGAGTATCTATAACAGAGGAATATTGACCACGTTTTACAAGTAATGTATTTCCTGTAATTTTTCGGATAAACATGACTTCATTATCAACTTCAATATAGGTTTGTTCAACCAAACTTGTAGCATCAACCACACTAAATTGTGTTTTTACTGTATCTAGATTACCATCTAGATTAGTTACTGTATCATCAGTATAATCTTTAGTTGCAGTGGCAGTAGCAGTGTATCTAAGATCCCTTGACACATTCTTTCTATCTGCTGTACGAGCAGCATAATCGACCTGAACTTTTTTGATAAGTCCCTCGGAAGATGTTGGAACTGGTCCAAATAAAAATGTCTTTGCTGTAAAATTAAGTGTATGTGTTATTACTCTCTTCTCTTGGTATCCACTTCCATAATTATCGTCAAAAGTTAAATTATCTAAAACCATAGGTATATCTCTTTTCTCTCCTATGGATGAAACTAAATCTACGGTTAAATTAAATGATGGTTGAAAAAATGGAAGTATCTGTTCAATTATTTGTAATGCATCTTCATTATACTGAGTCATTATTCCAAGATTAAATCCAATATTATATGGAACTGGCATAAAAACTTTTTTGGCAACTTTATTCCCTACAGTGCTTTGTGCTTTAAAAGTTTGCATAGTTGAAACTTTTCTAGCAGCATCATAAGTAACACTAGACATTTCAAATGAAAGTCTTGGTAATGTTATTGCAACTCTTTCTCTTAAATCTGGTTTTTGTTCTAATCTTGCAAGAAATTTTTCAATAGGACCATATGCAATTGGAACTCTAACACTTGTGTGAAGAGTACCATCTGGTTTCTTATGTTGAATATCAATCGTATTAAAAAGAGTACCAAATGCAATGATAGTCTTTCTGATAATTTCGTGATAATAGTAAGTTCCTAACATGATATTATTCTCATTTACTTAATTATTTAGAATTCACCGAATGGATTGATTTCTGAAAAATCTAAAATTTCATTTGCCTCAGTCTCAAATGGTGTGTTTTCATTGAATGCATCAGTGTCATCTTGAGTTGATACAGTTTTGACAATGTACTTTGCATCAGACCCGTTTGAAGTAGTTCCGATACCAACAACTGCCTCTCCAACTATAAAACTTCCGCTAGGTCTAGTAACTTTAAGAATTCTATCATCAAAATCCCATTCTTGCACAAATGCAGTTGTGCCAGATCCAACACCACGAACTAATTCTTTGTATAGATAATTTCCAGTTGCAAATCCAGCAGCAGCAGGTGGATCTATTGTTATGGTTGGTGCAGTAAGATAACCAGCACCACTATTTGTATATCTGATTTGTACAACTTTTCCTAGAGTATCAAGAACTACTTCTCCAGTTGCATTTATTCCACCAGATGGTGCAGTGCTTATTGACACATTTGGAATTTCTCCATATTCATCTCCACCATCAGTAATTGTAACTGCACTTAAACCATTATCTGCTAAAATTGCAGTCGCAATACCACCAGATCCTAAGACATTTACACTTCTAATAGTAACTGTTGGTGGTTCTGTATATCCAAATCCTGGATTTGTAATTAAAATTTTATCTATTGATTGCCCAGTTTGTCCATCTCGACTTGTCATTATAGCAACAGCAGTTGCATTAATACCTTGTACTGCACCAACAGTTGGTGCGGTTGATATTCCAATTGCAGGTGCAGCAGTATATCCAGTTCCATCATTAATCAAATCAATTGATCCTATTGAAAATCCTGATGTCAATGGAGATAAAGAAGTTGCTCTTTCTACAGTAGCAGTTGCAGTTTTTGCTGATACTCCCACCATTCCAAGAGTTACAATAAACCCAAAACTATCTACAGCAGTATCAACTGCTTCAATACTTGTGTTTATATCTTGATCAAGTTCAGCATCCATCACCTCACAAGTTAATGTATAAACATATAAATTGTTTAATTGATAAAATGGTTTTCTCGCCTCAACATATTTAATCTCAAACATAGTATTATCAAGAGGAAGATACACTAAATCACCTTCTTGAGGTCTTGTGGATACTTCAATTTGATTATCAGCACCAATAAAAGGACTTATAAAATCCTCATACCTTTCCTTTGATACAATTAAGTTAACACCATCAGTTGTTTGTACACCAAACTTTGATAGAACATCACCTTGCCCTTCAAATCCTTGATAATTTAATAGATATGCTTCTAATCGATAGGCATCATCAAATGAAGATGACACTATTTCTTTAAGTATTGATTTTTTATTAATTATTTTTCTTGGCAAGTAAACTACATCTTGCCCATACATTCTTAATTGTTCGTTTATAAGATCCTGAACAAGTCTCTGTTCACTTGATGATCCTTGTAGAAAATAAGGATTAAGTGCCATATC